TTACACGTTGCGCCGTGTAAAAGTTTGTAGACGAGTACGGTAAGAGGATGTTATCAATTGGCACCCACTCGCAGGTAGGACGCTTTTGTTCTGGGTCAAAGCGCCACTTGAGGAACTGTGAACCACCCAACGGTAGTTGGGTAAGCAGTTGTTCCATCTCGTCGCGGTACTCAGAGATTTGTTCTGTGAGCTGCCAGTTGAGGAACTCTACCTTGCGGTTGGCCGTATCTTCTTTAGCGCGGTCTGCGTCGCCCTTGATGTTTGACTTAACAATTCCATCGGGTGGCAGTAATTCTTTGCTGGATGACGCACCAAAGTCAACGCATGCCTCAGCCATAACGGGGTGGACGACTTTGGAAGCTCCGTCAAACGTGGCTCCTCCGGGCGCGTCCTTGCCGAGTCCAGTGCGACGAAGACCTTCTTCGTACTGTTTATCTCTTTGCTTGCGTGACTCTTTGTCAACGTCAATTAAATCTAAATATTCGTTTGCTAACGCGTCAAGGTCGCCCTCGTCCATCGTTTCTGCTAGGTTAGCATAGAACTCAGGGTTTTGATTTGGTGACTCTTTAGGCTTAAAGTTAACTACGACAGAGCCATCGTCTAGCTCAATGATTTCCTCTTCCACGTCACCGGGCTCTAATCCAAGTGCTTCCTCGTAGTAGTCCATCTCGGCGTCTTGTTGCTGGGCCTCTTCGATGTTTTGCTCGGTATCTAGGCCGGGCAAATTAGAACCAGCTTGGATTGGGAATTGTGGGTTTGCCATAAATTAGGGGTTCAATAACTTTTTGATTTTTTCATGGCCAGCTTTAACTAATGCTTTTGCTGGTTTGTATGCTGGGATGGCAGATAGTGCGCCGCCGGCGGTTGTAATTCCTGCGCCGAGGTAATCATCTTTTTTCACGTCGTTGTATAAACTAAACGGCATGTCCGCAACACCTAAGGCGCCAGTTACTGGGTTTGCCATTTGCATTGCTTGGTAAATTGCGTCTTGTCCCTGCGGTCCACCAAAAATACGATCTGCTGCGGTTTGTCCAAACATTTGAGCAAACCGCGATTTGGCTGCGTCTGTTACCGGAGATGCCGAAGAGAAAAATGGAGTTGCCTGCATTTTTGCTTCTGGGTTGTGCTCAGGCTTGTAGTCAGTTCCTAAGACACCACCACCTGTTGCATAATGCGCGGGCAGGTGACCAGACGCTACTAGCGCGGCTAACATGTCCTGTGGGGACATCTGTGGCTGACCGCCGTTTGCCATGTGGTTTTGGCCACCTATTGCCATGTGCGGCTGTATGCCAGACTCTTGCATCATCATCTGTTGGGGTGTGTTTACCATGCCCGGAGTCTCTGGAGCTAAGCCAGCGTCTTCCATAAGCATTTGGTGGGGAGTTTTTAAAAGATCCATTCTAATTATAATAATGCAAGAATACTAAGCAATCCGCCCCTATTGGGCGTAGGGGTTGACAAACTTCTTGGCGTACGTGTCATCTGCGTAATCGTAGTCTCTTGCAGGCAATGGGTCTAGTTGCAGCCATCCAGAGTCTCTGAGGACGCGCAGGGCCTGTGACAGTGAGTCAACGTAGTCATCGTGCCCGCCCATCTCTGGGAACGAACACACCTGACGCAGGAACCGCTTTGACCAATCTGCAAACTCACCTTTTATTTTTGAATCTTCCGGTATGAATACCTTGCCCTTGGCAACGAGCGGTGCCACGATGTTGACACGCTGCACCTTGTCGGCACGTCCGGGGTTGTATCCACGCACAGGGACACCGGCGCCTTGGAGTTCTTGGATCAGTGATATACCGGCAGACTTATCTTCCATTAGTATCTGGTCGGCCTTCTTGCCCTTACCAAACTCATTATCTGCGCCGTACACAACTTCCTTAAAGTCGTCAATCACTTTTCTTCGCAGCTCTGGGTAGGACATGTGTGCGTCCCACGCGTCTAGCAAGATCACACAGGTACCCGCGTCTTCCCTGTCAAACACGCCCCACACCGTACAGGCCGTTGGGTCGTTGGTGGTTTTCTCTGAGGTCGCCGGGTCGTACGAGGCGATTACATATTCTAGGGTTGGCGTTGGCTTGTTAGCAGGCCACATGCGGAACATTTTACGTTTGATAATACCCGCCGACTCAGGGTCAAGGATCTCACCATAAATCTCCTGCCGACCAATGTCAGTGCCCTCGTATGTCTCGAGCTGCTTAAAGAATGTTTCCGAAAGGTTGTCCCGGTTGTCAAACGACGAGGCATTAACCACATACACGTCGCCGCCAACCTTGCCCTCGTTTAAATCTACAATGAGTTCTTTAGGCTTGGGGGTTGTGGTGATGATCTGCTGCACTCGAGGAATGCGGGGGTCTTTAAGGCGGAGGGTAAACTGTACGCCGTCGTAGGCGTCGTCGATGTAATCAAACGCACACAGCTCGTCGAACCATGCCCCGTGGTATTGCTTACCACGATAGCGTTCCGGCTCGGACGCGGGGATTCCTTGGATGAGGGATCCGTTGGTGAGGGTAATTTCAAAAAGGGATTTGTTGTAGTCCCGGATGAGGCTGGCGGGAATAATATTAAGGAGTCCGCTATCTCCCTCAAAACAAGTTGCTCGTATGTCATTTGAGGTGGGCGCGGTGACGAGCCAGCGGGTGTTGTCATAGTTCCAAGCACGAATGCCAATCCAATGGCTGGCAGTGTGCGTCTTGCCAGATCCACGGCCGGCAAGCATAAGGAACGTGTCGTATTCACCGTCGTCTGGTTCTTTTTGGTGTGGTAGTGCTTGGAGCGCCCACTTAACCTGCCACATTACTGCGTCAAGTTGTTGTTTAGGCCAGTGAGAGCGGGCTTGTGCAAATTGTTTTAAAATTTGAGCTTGTTTTGGTGTCAACATACCGAAATAAATCCTTCTCCTACGAGAATCGTGTTGTCCGTGCCGTCTGTTTCAAAGTAAATGCAAGACTGGGCTGGAATGGGTGCAATATTGGTGACGTATCTCCTAGCTTGGTGCACCTTTACAGGTGGGGAGACTTGGTTTGGCACCAATTGTGTGCGTGACTTAAAACTAATCGTGTAATTCTTTAAATATTCGTCGTGTATTAGCTTGGACCTGCAGCCAATCGACTCTACCAGCCCTTGAATGAGTTTAACCGTGCCAAAGTGGTAGCTTGTAAACCTAAACGTGTCTGTCTTTTCTGAATACTGGCGATTTTTTGCGCACAAAATACCAGAAAGCAATTCAATTCGTTGTTCCGGCGACCCTAACAGGTAGTTTTGGGTCAGCTGGTTGGGGACGTTGGGTATAAGCTGTGACTCTATGGTGGGAGAAATAGAAATCTCCCGCTCTCCGGTGGGCAGCAGCTGGTGTTCACTTACCTTGTAGCCATGGTCTCTAAACTTTTCGGTTACATACTCGCCATAACCACGGGCCGGCGCTAGATTTTTAGTGCTCCTGCGTGCAAAAAACCAAAATCCAAAGATAAACGGCGGTACCGGATAGTCTTTATGCGGCAGCGCTATGGCCTTTGTGGTTGGAACCGAATACTCTAGGCGATTGTTTTTGTTTTTTAGGGGCAGCTCTAAGAGCTGGGAGACGGCTAGGGGTTTGAGCGGGCGTTTAAACTTCTGAACGCCAAGGTACTCATACGTCCGCTTCCTGTACTTATGGTTTTCTGTGGGCAGTGCTAGGTGCTGGTCGCCAGATGTGGTGAGGTGGTCGTTAAACGTCACCTCATAGCAAGACTCGGACCTATATTCTTGCACCAAGGTAACCCTTACCGGCTTACCGTCCTTGTCAAACACATAGTCTCCCACCTCTAGCTTAGCTGCGGGTTTCCACCAGTCAAGCGTTAGTACTCTTTCTGTCGCTAGTATCGCCATAAAAATTCTCTAGGACCCAGTGGTCCAGCCAACGCCCTAACGGCGCTCTTATCCTATTTTGTATTTGAACCGGCAGGCTTGCAATGTTAACCGACTCTGCGGTAATGCTAAGCCTGAACTGCATGTACTTCACCGTCTCATGGTCCAGTATCTCTACAGGCACGTCAACCATGTCCAAGAAGTTTACGTTACACACCAGCACACGCAGCCCAATGAAAGTTCCGGTGGGGTTTTCCAGCGCACCCTGTATTTGGTATACGTAATCGTTCATACACACAATAATGCACAAATCAAGCACTTAGCGTCCTAGTTCCAGAAATATAACAGTTTGGTCCTAGGGTTGCTAGGGTTGCGAGGCTTATTTAACCATTACCGACACTACGTTTATTTTTTAAAAATTTTTTAAAAAAATAGTAAAAAGGGTCTACAACCCTGACAACCCTAGGACCAAGTTTGTAAGTGCTTGATTATATTCATTCTCAATGATAACCATTCTTATTTAGAAATAGCACCTTCCCTAGCATCCCAAGGACGTGTTTAGGGTTTACCCTAGTATGTTATCGGCTTTGCAAAAAAAAATTTAGAATTACACAAACTTGGGTTTTGGCATGGGGCCACCGGCGGGGGCTTGGACAGGACCCAAATTGGTGCATCGCAATACAAAAAGGCCCCCTATGCACCAATGTGGTGCACAAATGCACTGTTATGGTGCGCTATGCACCACATTGGTGCACGTATGTTAGTGCGCACTGGGTGAGTGGCTCACGCTATGAGCCTGCTAAGTTAGTGGGCACTGGGGCGGTCGGTGCTTGTTCCGCATTGTGGTACGTCATCTCATAATGTGGAATGCGCATGACGCGGTGCAACACTGGGCAAGATCCGTGCCAGTTACCGCGCCCAAGCACCCATTGTCCGAGCTCACTGGTCGGGCACCAAACTGGCACACTTCTTGCCTAGCAAGAATCATGCCAGTTTGCCAATGCACCACATTGGTGCACGCAATCAGGGCGCGATGCCATGCAAGATCCGTGCCAGTTTGCCTATGCGGTTTAAACGCGATTAGAGGTACCTAGGAGACGCGCAGGCTCTCTGCCTCATCAGTGTATTAACCACAGTGCGATCGCGTCGCTATGGGCTCGGTGTCCAGCCACAAAGGCTCTGCGGGCGATGCGCGTGCGAGGGGGCTGGGCTAGGGTGGGCGAGATCCTGCTAATTACCAGTGAGCTCGAACCCCCAAGATAATAACCCCACAGTTTAGTAGGACATTGAAAATAATCGTACGTCATTTTTAAAAGGTCGCTATAATCAAGCATCGGCACTCAGATCATAGCAGTGAGTTATCGGGATGATAACAATGCGCAGATCAGGATCGACGTCCAGCCCCACGATACGGGTCTCGAGGTGACTAAGTACCAGCCTCGTTAAACGTGTGGCAATCCCTAGATATGTACCCACAGAGACTAGGAGCTGGATAAGAGGAAGTGCTCGAGACCAGCGCAATACAGCGCAGTATGTTGCTGGGTTACCAAGTAGGTAAGCAGGAAACGGGGTTCGCCTCGAAACGATTAGTTAGCTAGTCAAACAAGCAAACCGAATAGTCTTGGCTAAGAGTGTGGACTAGCATATCCACTTAACCCAGCAACATACTGCGCTGTAAGATAGTAATGCTCAGAGCTCATTGGTTACCAGTGAGCTCGAGGCAGTACTAACCAACACACAGGAGAATTAACCATGCTAAGACTAGGCACACAGACAGGCTCACTCGTTAACAACATTATGAGCCGCTCAGTTATCGGCGAGCCAACACCTGAGATCGGGATGGGCGCCACAATGTTGAGCTGGACTGATCGTAACCCAGCCACCATCGTGTCAGTGTTTACTAAAGGCAAGACCCAGTACATCGGCGTTAACGAAGATGACGCCACCCGTACCGACTCAAACGGCTTTAGCGAATCTCAGAGCTATGAGTTCAGCTTTAACCCTAACGTCTTTATGCAGTATTACCGCAAGACTGCCAAGGGTACTTGGGAGGGATGCTACATCAACCCCGAGACAGGCAGGTTCGTTAAAAGTTGTGGATCAGTTACAATTGGTCAACGCGGCAAGTATTGGGATCCATCGTTTTAAACAGGTCGAAACGCCGTAAGGCGTATGTACGTTATGCGTGCACTGATGATGACCAACACAAGGAATACCACCATGTATAAAAAGCTATTGTTTAAGCAGTTTGTCCACGGCTACCACGATGCCGACGGCGTGTTTGTAAAAACTGGTCGGAGCTGGTTTGTTGGTGGGGTGCAGGTGCACGAAAGTGAGTGGGACAAGTACAATTTCCGCGTCACTGGCACCATCCCTGAGTTACCGACAGTAGACTGGTCGCTAAAGTATAGGCAGGCTGAAATTCAAGAGTATACTAAGCAGTTAGCAACAATGCCCCAAGATTTGCGTGATTATTTTGAAACACGTTACATCAAAGGGTAACAGGTCGAAACCGCGTAGACGCGGTCTATACGTTTAGCGTATACTGACGAGACCAACCGAAAGGAATACACTATGGCATTATTTAAAGTAATGGCAGTTTACGCAGACCACCCACACCCATTTAGTGAGTGTATTGGTTTGTTTACTAATGAGATGGACGCAAAAGATGCGGCGTCTCAGTTTCAAGACAGCCCTGATTTAATGGCTAATTTTATGTGCTGTGACATTCACGACTTAAGTCCAGTTATTGAGTAACAGGTCGAAACCGCTCAGGCGGTCTGCACGTTAGGCGTGCACTGATGATGACCAACCAACGGAGATAATATGCAATTTACAATCGAACTAAGCAGGGAAGAGCGTCACCTACTATTGCGTGGCGTGTGGGCTCAGCAGGACAACATCAACTGCGAAATCACCGAATTAAACGCAATTGATAAGCAGTGGG